GGTCAAGCTTTCCCTTCGCGTCGCGTGGTGGGTGCGCTGGTACTTGGTCGGCGTCGCCATCGCCGCACGCCTGACGGGCGCAGCGCCGGACATGACCAAGATGGAACGGTGGATCAGGCGCGGCCTGTCCGTCCACGCCAGCAGGAAGCCCTAGGGCGCTTCTGCATCGAGGTCGGGTCCCCAGGCCCGCCCGGTCCAAGGTCGCGTCCTGTAGGGCCTCTGTGCGGCTCCCTGAGGCATCGGCAGAGGGGCCGCGCCCGGCGGTCGGGCGGCAGGCAGGGGGGGCGGGTCGAAAGTCTAGGGAGGTTCGACACTGGAAACCACCTGTTCCCTCACGCACAGAAAATTTCCCCATTTCGGAAAATTGTTAACCCAATTTTGTTAACCAAAACCTATGGCATTAACCGACAAAAAGCGCCGATTCGTCGATGCGCTGCTGTCGGGTCTATCCGGTGCGAAAGCCGCTATCCATGCGGGTTACAGCGAAAACGGGGCGGCCCAAGCAGCCGCCCGACTGATGCGTGACAAGCATGTTCTGGCCGCCGTGGGGCGGATTGCCGAGGTTAACAAATCAGTTAACAAAAATCGGATTAACAAAGAGGCCGAATCACCGAATCCCAAGGAGTCGGATTCACCGGCAAGCGGACCGCAAGACACAGCCGCCGACACTGATCTCATGGACGGAATCGGCCTGAAAGCTCTCGGGCTTACCTCGGATCCGCGGGCTGTTCTCGAGGCGATCATGAACGACGCGGGGGAAGAGCCGAAACTTCGGCTGGAGGCCGCCAAAGCGCTCATGCCGTTCACGCACGGGAAAATTGCGGAGCAGGGCAAGAAGGGCGCGAAGCAGGAGGCGGCAAACAAGGCTGCTACCGGTGGGCGATTCGCGCCGCCACCGCCTCCCACGCATCTACGCGTTGTCGGAAAGGGGTAACCATGGCCTGGACAACCGCGTGCCCTGATTGGGCGGAACGCCTGCGCACGCGACAGTCGATCATTCCGCCGCCGATCTACCCCGACCAGGCCGAATATGCGCTGGGCATCTTCAAGCAGCTCAAGGTCGTAGATCTGGCGCAGGTCTACGACGAGGCCATCGGGACGTACCGACACCAGACCTTCGGGGAGTGCTCCGAAGAATGGGTATTCGACTTTGTGCGCGCGATCTTCGGCGGATATGACGCCGCCACCGGCAAGCAACGGATCCGGGAATATGGCCTGTTGATCAGCAAGAAGAACACGAAATCGACTATTGCCGCCGGCATCATGCTGACGGCGGTAATCATCTGCTGGCGCCAGGAAGAGGAACACTTGATCCTGGCCCCGACCAAGGAAGTCGCAGACAACAGCTTCAAGCCAGCAGCCGCGATGATTCGGGCGGACGAGGAACTGTCCGACATGTTCCACGTCCAGGACCACATCCGCACCATCACTCACCGGACTACGCGCAATAGCCTCAAGGTGGTGGCCGCCGACACCGATACGGTATCGGGCAAGAAGTCCGGCCGCATCTTGGTCGATGAATTGTGGCTATTCGGCAAGCGCGCTAACGCGGTGGCGATGTTCCTTGAGGCGCTGGGAGGCCAGATATCGCGGGATGAAGGTTGGGTTATCTACCTGACGACGCAAAGCGATGAGCCGCCGGCGGGTGTCTTCAAAGAAAAGCTCGCCTACTGGCGCGACGTGCGAGACGGGCGGGTGGTTGATCTGAAGACGCTGGGCATCCTGTACGAGTTTCCGGAAGAAATGGTCGAGGCAAAGGCCTATCTCGACCCAGCGAACTTCTACATCACCAATCCGAACCTCGGCCGCTCAGTCAGCGCCGAATGGTTGGGAGATCAGCTCAAGCTGTTGCAGGCCAGAACGGACGGAGCATTCCAACAGTTCCTGGCCAAGCACCTGAATGTCGAAATCGGGTTGAACCTGCGTTCTGACCGTTGGGCGGGTGCTGATCACTGGTTAAAGCGGGGGAAGCGGGTACTGACGCTTCGCGCGTTGATGGAGCGTTCCGAAGTAGTCACGGCCGGTATCGACGGCGGCGGCCTGGATGACTTGCTGGGCCTGGCATTTCTAGGGCGCGAGCGTGGAACGGGAAACTGGCTGCATTGGGCGCGTGCCTGGGCTCACCCGTCGGTATTGGAGCGCCGCAAAGAGATCGAGCCTCGTTTGCGCGATTTCGAACAGGCAGGCGAGTTGGTCATCGTCAAGCAAATAGGAGATGACACCGCGGAACTGGCGGGCCTGATCCGCCAGGTGTATGACGCGGGCCTATTCCCCGAGAAATGTGGCATCGGCGCTGACCAGAACGGTGTGACCTTCAATGACGCGCTGGTGGAGGCTGAAATCCCCGAGGAACTGATCGTCGGGGTGTCTCAGGGCTGGAAGCTGGGCGGCATCATCAAAACGGTCGAGCGCAAGCTTGCCGAAGGCACATTCGTACATGGCGATCAGGCTCTGATGGCTTGGGCCGTGGGCAATGCTCGTATCGAGCTGCGCGCCAACGGCATCTTGATCACCAAGCAGGCGAGCGGCACCGCCAAGATCGATCCCTTGATGGCGACATTCGACGCAGCGCAATTGATGGTCCTTAATCCCGAGGCCTCCGGCCGGTCGGTATACGAGTCCCGAGGGATTCGATTTATCTGAGAGAACCCATGAAACTACTGGACCGCATTCTGGGCGGCGCGGCCGACGGGTCAGCGTCTGATGCCGGCCCGCGGCTTGAGCCCACCATTGCGCTCGAAAGTGCGCAGGCTTCGTTGCAGCCCCGGGGGCAGGCTTTCAGAGGCCTGGACGATCCAGCGCTGCTTGAATACATACGCACCGGAGATTACAGCAGCCGGGTGGAATCGCTGCGGAACATGGCTGCTCTGCGCTGCGTTTCCCTGATCGTCACCTCGCTTGGCATGCTGCCGCTCAACCTGATTCGAAACGACGCATCCAAGGCAGCAGCGAAGGGCCACCCAGGGTATCGGCTGATGAAGCTGAAGCCGAACGGGTGGCAAACTCCCTTCGAGTTCAAGAGCATGATGCAGCTGCATGTCTTGCAGCAGGGTAACGCCTACGCCAGGGTTATCTGGTCGGCTGGCCGGCCCATCGCGTTGGTGCCGATGGCGCTCGGGTCCGTCAAGGCCGACCTGGTGGGCTGGGAGATGCGTTACACGTACACCCGGCCAGATGGCCAGCAGGTAAAGCTATCCCAGAAGGAAGTGTTCCACCTGCGGGATATCACCATTGACGGGGTGGAAGGGCTGGGTCGCATGAAGCTCGCGCGTGACGCCATCGCACTGGCGCGCGACGCCGAGCGCGCCGCTGGCCGCGTATTTCGGACGGGCAACCTGGCGGGCGGCGCCGTGGAGGTGCCCAAGGCGCTATCGGACACGGCCTACGGGCGGATGCGCAATTCCCTGGACACGGATTTTGCGGGCGCTGAGAACGCTGAGCGCTGGATGCTGTTGGAGGAAGGCGCCAAGGCAAACAAGTTCAAGGTGACCGCAGCCGAAGCGCAGCACATCGAGAACCGCAACGCCCAGATTGAAGAGGTAGCGCGCGCCTTCGGCGTGCCGCGGCCGCTCTTGATGATGGACGACACCAGTTGGGGGTCTGGCATCGAGCAGTTGGGAATCTTCTTCGTGCAGTACGGGCTGCAGTTCTGGTTCACGGCGTGGGAACAGGCGGCGATGCGAACCTTTCTGACTGACGAGGAACTGGAACTGCTGGCTTACAAGTTCAATGAGCGGGCTCTGATGCGCGGCACGTTGAAGGACCAGGCGGACTACTTCGCCAAAGCATCCGGCGCCGGCGGTCATGCTCCGTGGATGTGGCAGAACGAGATCCGCGATCTGTCAGACCTACCGGCGAGCGATGACCCGCAGGCAAACAAGCTACGCGATCCCATTACCCAGAAAGGAAAATCCAATGAGCCTGCTGCAACTGCCTGAGATCAAGGCGGACGCCCGTCTGGGTGCCGCCGACTTCGATCTGCGCCCGGACGCGCTGGAGCGGTGGGCGCCCCAAGTGTGCGCCGCTGGCGTGGACGAAGACGCCACCATTTCCATCTACGACGCCATCGGGGAAACCTGGGATGGTAGCGGCGTAACGGTCAAGCGTATTCAGGCCGCGCTGCGTTCCGTTGGCGCCCGCGACGTGACGGTGAACGTCAATTCACCCGGCGGCAATTTCTTCGAAGGGGTCGCGATCTACAACGCGCTGCGCGAGCACAAGGCCAAGGTGACCATCAAGGTATTGGGACTGGCGGCGTCGGCAGCGTCCGTGATTGCGATGGCGGGCGATGAGATCTTGATGGGGCAGGGATCGTTCCTGATGATCCACAACGCCTGGGCTGTTGCCATAGGGAACCGACACGACCTGATCGACGCAGCCGCGAAGCTGGAGCCGTTCGATGAAGCGATGGCACAGGTTTATGCAGCTCGAACGGGCTTGACGCCGAAACAGGCCGCAGCCCTCATGGATAAGGAAACCTGGATCGGCGCAGATCAGGCGGTCGAGGATGGTTTCGCCACCGGCCTGCTGGACGGCTCCGCAGTCACCGAGCAGCCGCAATCGAGCGGGGAACGTCGGGCCCTGGCCCAGGTGGAAGCGGCTATGGCTCGCGCCGGATATAGCCGCTCCTCTCGCCGCGACACCTTCAAGGCACTTTTTTCCGGCAAGC